GTTCACGGTTAAAACCGCCTCCCGATTACGGGACGCTCAAACAGGGTGACGAGTCACCCATTTTCCGCATTGCGGCAGAGCATGCCAATTTGGCATTAGTCTCAATTTGGACTAGACTTCTCTCCTTGGAGTATAAGTCAAAGACTGATTATAGTCTTGTGCATCGTCATGTTGCACTGGAACATCGTTCCATAATTGCGGAGCTTTCGCCCGCCGACCAGGCTCTGTTTAGAGCTTATATGGTCGAATCCGGAACCCGGATGAAACGGTTAGTTTCACAACGTACTGACCTGGAGCAGTACGTCGATCGTATATACGATCGCGCGCTTTATGCGTGGCGTGCCATAGGCACGACCGTTCTAATGAACGATCAATTGTCAGACTCTGCTTTGGCAATGGATGAAGAACTTCTTCTGAGCTCTATTGAGTTCAAGAAATGGTATTTCAGGAGTTGTTTCTCCTACTCCTATGTCGATGACATGGGGTGGCCATGTTGGCCAAACGTCGATTCGACGATAACGCTTATTAAGCGTTTAGGTGCATGGATCACCTATTATGGCGCATTCTCTGACGAGACCGAGTTACCTCGGGCCATAGACGCTATGCCTGGCGCTGAAACCGGTGGTTTTCAGCGTCTCACCTGGTTTGGTGGATCGCTTTCGCGATTTGTCTGCCCTTGGCAGCTAAAGCCTACTAGGCTTAATGTTCATACATTGGCCACAATGGCCGGTTTTACCAGGGCATTACCGCCCGCTAGCTCCAAAATAGCCCTTGAAGCTGGTAAAGACACCTATTTGTGTCTTACAACCGAGGTTGTAACAAAGCCATCTTGGCTTGCCGCATTTGATATTGCGGCCCGTAGGGTGTCGTCCAGAATGACACCACTACCGACAGTGACTCACTGTAGCATAAATGCTTCCGCCTGCTATGAGAGATCTCAAGAGCAAGGTGGGACCGCTTCTTATGTGGTCGAGCAAGTTAACAACTTGCTTAAACGTAGAGCTGATACGTTCCTGGACAATGTTCCAGCAGTCCCTGATAGACTGTACGACCCTTTTGGTCGTGTCGCCATAGGTCCATCGCTTGCATGGATTATATGGGAGCGTCGGAAAGCCGACTTGGCCAATAGGCCAGTGAAGATTATGGAGGAGGTCATACCAGCCTTTCAGGGGCTGAACCGTCCTGTGTACTTCGGGCACATTTTGTACCGGTCCCCTTATTTGGACCCGAGGGTGAATAACGGGAGGCAATGGAACCTCCCTACCCTCAATCCCCATGGGAAATTTACGTACAATGCCGATTTGGCTGATACGTATGGCGACGAAGCCGCCTGTCTCTATAATGAGACATTGGGGAATTCAGTCGCGCTTTGGGCGCTGAGTGAATCCCTCCAATATGGTCATTTTATTGACCATAACAATAATATTGTTGAACCGGTTGTTCCGGGTCTCGCGTTGTTCGCCGAGCCTGGTATCAAGCAATGGGTTCAGGATAAACCTGTCCCAGCGACATTTATGTCGCTTGAGGAGCCTGGATGGAAAGCCAGAGCCCTCACGAAGAACAAAGCCTTCGTAGTAATACTACAGGCGTTATTACGCCATCCGCTTGCGGATACCATCGGATCAGATGTCCGATGTGGCTTCGGTTTGAAGTCGTCCTACATATTTTGGGACTTCCTTAAATATATAAGGAAGAAGAGGTTTGATTCCTCTTGGTACTATATTAGTACTGATCTCTCATCCGCGACGGATAGGATCCCGCATGATCTGCTCTCCACAATGTGGAAGGCATTTCTGCCTATGGTTGGTCTTGGACCGAACCATCCGCTAATGGCGTTGATAAATTTTATCATGATTGACCATACTCTTGAGTATAGGACAAGCAAGACCGAATTCTGGTCCAAGCGACATGCTTGCGGTTCCTTTATGGGGGAACCAGTCTCCTTTATGGGACTTACGCTCTACAACCTGTGTTGTGGAGAAATTGCCGATTTCTGGCAGTGGAAATTATCCAAAGCGGACCTCAACTGGTCCGGGGACTGGACTCGCGCCAGTCTCACACATTTTGCATGTGGCGGGAAATTCCCGACCGGTTACGTAGTAATTACCGGTGATGATCGGACAGAGATTACCGATCAGCGTGGAAAATTCCACATACTTAATCAAGTATATGTCCAAACGAATGGCAAACCAAGTCCTGGTAAGAACACAGTTTCCTGTGTTCACGGCGTACACGCCGAGAACCACATCTATCTCGATGCGGGTTCTAACATCTATTTAGATGTTATAAAGCCAAAGCTTTTGACACCGTCTACCCGATTCCATTCGGATAACCGGTCCTCCATAATTGGAAAGGGAAGTTCCCTTTTCCTCCAGTTACACTGGTTGGAAGAGTCAACATTTTTTGACTCTAAGGCACTCGCCAAGCGTGCGAGGTACCTTTACATCGATATGATGCAGAAAGGATTCTTTCCCCGTGAGATGTCTCTGTGCAAGAGACTCCCGATCGGCCTACCACCTTCGGTAGGGGGAATAAGTTTTCCCATCTCCATGGAGGAGGCTGATGTAGTACATCAACGCGAACTGCGATTCTTATGGTGGCTCCTGAACAAAGCCAGCGTAGAAGAGTTTACGTTATATGCTATGCGCATACAGGATATTTCCTCTGAGGCCAAACGAGGCCTTCCATACCAATTTGGTAATTCCTATTGGGGAAAGGTTCTTTCGAGCCAGATCACAAAAAGTGATCTTCGTGTCGTTCGAGAGGTTAACTTCGAAGACACCAAGGCTATGTTTAGCCTATACGACGTACTTTGTTACGTCAAGGAACATGTTCCTTCGGTGCCTGTCTCCCATGTAACTGGGATGCCACAGGTAACACTGGCAATTCGCCATGTCTTTAAGACTTGGGGTTATGTTCCCCTCGAGGCAATCCTCGATCTTATGGAACGTCAATGCACGTTCTTTAAGGCCTTCGATGAAGGCGTGGAGAAACGTGGGGGGCTATCCTTCCGACGTTATCTCACAAACCTGAAAAGGTTTTGGAATAGTATCCAAGAAGATACTGGTCATATTGACCTGACTGAACCTCATCAGTTCAAGTCTATGGATGATATCCATTGGAGGTTTCAACAGCGGTTGAAAACCTTCATTCACACAGATTTATTGTGTGACGGCGCATTGACGTCGGGTCCAAGTTTACACTTGGACCTCACCCGATTAAATGGTCCCTCCAGGACCAAACACGGGTTGAGCGAAGATATCGCTCATGCCATTTGGGCATACGTCCGTGGTTTACACGAGGACGATCATGACACTGTCATTTACCGACCAGAATGGGCCTCAGCCCAGTCGGTTTCTGCCTAACGGAAGTTAGGTTGATATGCACTAATGTGCAGGAGGCTTTAAAACCTTGA